TCCACTATCTATTCTCTCGCTATGGTTTGTAAAATAATACTCGTCACCAAAATAAGAATTTAATCCTACACTTACTAATATATTATCTGGATGGAAAGGTGACGGATCATACCCACCTGTCTCTGTTTTTTGCCAAGATGTTTCTACATCTACTGTTGTAATCATACTTCGTACCTACTTATACTTCTTCTAATGGTACACACGGGTTCACCATGATAACCATTTATTTTATTTTTACTTATACATAATGTTCTTATTTTATTTTCTAAATCACTGTTAGAGTTTCTACCTATACCAATAATTAAATCAGCTTCAGCTGCCTTACCAGTTTTAGAGTTTTCCATCTGATCAAATGAAATACTATTTCTATTATGTGCATCAGCAGATGCTTGTGATATTGCAATCACTGCACAATTTCTACGTTTAGCTATTTCTCTTACACTAGTATAAATCTGTCTTAACTTTTCATCTGTTCTTGCATATGTACCAGTAACATTTATTTTATCTAACTGATCTATAACTATAATATCTGGTTTATGTTTTTCACAATGTGCATCTACATCTTCTATTGACCAATCAACTGTATCAAACATATGCAGATTATCTTTTATTTCACTCCAAGATTTTTGTGCAATATCTACTTCTTGCATTATTTCTTCTCTAGTCATACCAGTATAACAAGATATGGCCCTCATCTGTGTTCTTATTGCAGGCTCTTCATTTATAAACGCATGTATCTTTGCACCTTGTTCAGCAAAACCATTTGGTCCTGCACATAGACTAACCCAGAATGCTGTCTTACCTGTTTCTGGTCTAGCAAATGCAATCATAAGATTGCCACCACCTACACCACCTATATTTTCTTTTAGTATAGGTATATTAAATTTCCATTTAGTTGTTACATTTAATAGATCTATTACTTCATTTACATTACTTGTAACTGCAGGATTTTTTTCTTCGCTAACATTTTGTTTATGTTTTTCTATCATAGAAACAATTTCATTAAAGTTAGCATCTTTACCATTAAATATTTCCGTAGACTCCACTGCTATTCTCTGTGCCAAATCTCTATCAGATAATATACGCATAATATCTTTTGCTATCTCTTTGCTTGGCTCTTGTACTTCCTTAATGTCTTCTACTAATTCACTAAACTTTTCTTTTGCAGCACGAGTTAATGCAGGATTAAATATAGCAGTATGCAATGAGTATAACTCATCTACCTTTATATCTTCCTCATATTTTTCGTGTGCCTTTTGTATTGTTTCATACAAAGAACTTATATCTCCTGCAAATATAGTTGGAGATAACATGCCTTTATGCTGAGTATAAAATTTTTTATTCAGCATAAGCCTAATCATTTGTTTTTCTATCATCTTCTATCCGCTGCTTTCTGCCATGCTAATTGTTCTTTTAGTATAGCTGTTATTGCATCTACTTTACTATCATCTCTTTGAGTCCAAGTAGATTTATTACTTTCATAAATGTCATGCTTCCAGCTTTTCCAATCATCAAGTATCTCTTGTAACATTTCACTTGTCATAAAATATCTCCCTTATAAGTTCTGTGCTATAATATTTAAGGTCATCCTCTAATGGTTTTACTATTACATTTTCAAATCCAGATGATCTTAAATCTTTTGCCATGTCATATGCTTTTGTTGTAGCATCCCTATCTAAACATATATATAATTTTTTATATGGTTCCAAATGACTTTTGTGTAATGGTTTTAATTTTGTACCCATTATTGCAATACCTGTTAGTATATTTGATACTGCACATGCAGATGGGCAATCTTCTACAATGACTGCATCAACACACTCGCCACATTTAAAAGGAACATCTTTGTTACCATACATATACCACTTTGGGTAATCTCTTGTATTTAATGCTCTGCCTACTGCACCTACTATTTTATGTGATATTCTATTTTTAATTAAGAACACAACTCTATCTTGTTTTACATCATATTTAAAATCTGCTCTACCCCAAGACCAAGCCTCCCAACAATTATTATTTGATAACCAACGCATAGCTTTTTCATTTGAGTATATTGATTGAAAGCTATCTGGTATTGGAAATTCTGAGTCCTCTATGTGTAATTTTTTATTACCATAAAATACTCTTTCTACATACTGCATATTTTTTTCTCCTTCTTTTTTTCCTTTTGCTTTACAAGCCGCATGAAAGCAAAACCAACCTATTTTATTTTCTGTTGTGTCTACTGACAATGTATTTTTATTTTTACAGAATGGACAATCCATTCTTATCTGTGAATCTGGTGGTACAAAAAGACCCTCTATAACTGCTAGTTGTTGTTTATAATTCAAATTGATATTTTCTCGTATGTTAAATTGTATCTATTTTGTGCGTAGAAATCATCTAGTTCTACTTTTAAAAGTTTTTCATTTAGATATAAGGCTGTTTCATTTTCTACTTGTTCTAGTGTTGGTTCTTCTTGAAATGATATTATTCCTGTTGCTACTAATCCCATTCCTGTTAGTCTTATTTTGTATTTTTTCATTGTCTATTTCCTTATCACATTTAGAAACTTTTGTCAAATGTTTTTTGATTTTTTTTTCTTTGTTATATGTTGATAGTCTAGGTATTGTGAGCACCACTCATAAAAACTATCGTTATTAGCAGGCCAGCATTTTCTAAAAATTTTATCTTTACGTTGTAGTTTATATTCTGCTCTTACTTCTTCTTCAGTTAATTTTTTTTCTTCATTTAATCTTTCAAATGTATACTCTCTCATTTTTTATACCATCCTTTATCTTCAATAAGATCACAAATTATTTTAAATTCTTCTTTACCATCGTGTTGATCTGCGTCCCAACCTTTTGCATTTATTTTACAAATTTTTAAAACTTTTTTTAGTTTATCTTTGTATGGGTTAACAACTTTAAACGCTCGGTCATATCCCCGCTCTTCCGCTAAATCTTCGTCTTCTGTTATCTCTAACCCCGCACTCTCACATTCTTGTATTATACACTCTTCAACTTCAAACCCAGGTGTCATATCATTTATACAAAAATAATGTTTTGGTAGTTTATATTTTTCTTTACTCATCTTAATGTTCCTTATAGCTTACTTGTTTGATTGAACGACTCCAACAAGCACGGCAGTCTTTACACTCTCCATCTTGTTTATATGCAGGACACTCTCTACCTATTGCAGGTTTATCTTTGTGTACACCAGAAGTCCACTTCCAAAAACTAGGAGGCTGACTATCTACTTTGATTGCTGATACACGCAAACATAAATTTTTTGGTACATCTTCTTCTTTGATGTCTTTAATAAATTGATACTCTCTTGTAGCTAACCAATGTTTTATTTTTGGTGTATGCTCACACACCTCAAAGATTTTCATTAGATGTGAGAAAGATTGTATATCTCCTGCATCAAACCACCTATGATATCTCTTTGATTTATCTAGGTTTTTGTATTTTATGGTCAGTAACATTGACATATAATCTACCCATTCATTTAGTTCTATTGCCTTTCTTCTAACTTCGTGTGCATTAAATACATTTTTAAATACATATCTACCCTTTAATGCATAGCAAGAATGACAAATAGTACCTGGAATTTTTGCTAACTTACTGCCTGTATTACAATGCTTTGCAGATATACCCCAACCAAATGCAGGCATTTTACTTGGATTAGATAATGTGCCTATCTTTTTTTCTATTTGTTTAGCTTTCATATTATCCTTTCTACTTGTTCAATTGTTAATCGTGAGTATGTTCTATATCTAATTCAATTAACTCTTTACTTCCATAGATCATGTCCCGCATTGTTTCTATGTATACTTTGCCATTCCTTAATTGAAACAATTGGTCTAACCATAATTGAGTACCATCTTCATTGTCAGATGTAGCTTCTGATTTAACTCTATCCTCAGCCATTTGTATTTGACTTTCTAATACATCAACCGCGATCATATATTTTTGTGTCATTGACATTTTAGACATTGAAATATTTGCTTTTCTTTGTTCTTCTTTTTCATACTCTGTATGTGATTGATGAGAAAAATCTCTTTGATCTTCGTCAAAAAATCTAGAGTGTGCTATATTAATTAATTTATTTTTTAACCATTTTTTCATATTATTATTCCTCCCACGATAAAGCCAATGATAAACCAAACAATCTCTGTTCGATAATACAATGACCATCTATTTAATTTTTCTAATAATACTTTCATGATTTTCTCCTATGTTTGATGTATTACATTAACACATAAAGTCTGGTATGTCAACTCCAGTATACTTTGCAAATCTTTTTTTCTCGCCAATGTAATATTGTTTGTATGCAGTTATATAATCTTTGTGCTTGTATTCATCTGGCATACATTGTGGTGGTGGTGTAAATTCTGTTTTCCAACATTGCCACCTTGTATGTTTTTTGTGTAATAAATTTGATATCTTAATTGTCTTATGTACTTTGTTATATCTCATAGTATATTGATATAATAACTGGTCTAATAATCTTACTGACCAAAAAAAATTAGCACCACTATCTCCAACCCAAATAGTCATAGGGTGTTTAGGGTATGCAGTTTTGTATAAATCATCATTATCTCCAAAGTTTCTACGATACGCAGTTGATAACATCTGCGCAGTTTCTAATATCATTTTTACTACATGCTTATCACAATGATATTCAGCACATATTTTTGGGTCTTTGTGTAAATGAAATATGTTCATATTTTTAACTCCAATCTTCTTATTCCTAATCTTAGTTGATTTTTATCTATAGTACCGTTGTTATATCTTTCAGTCAATACATTTAAAAGTTTTTTAACTCTATCCTGTGTAGTCCCTGCCATATCACACCACATAGCACAATCAGAAGTATCAAACCAATTTTTTGCTTGATCTCTAAATGCACGACTGGTTGGCATACTACTTAATATACCAAAAGTATCTTCCATCATCACTTGTATTTTAGCGATAGCTAACTTTTCTTCTGGGCTTTTGGTTGGTGGTTCGTATATTCCTTTCATATACTTTCTCTCTTTTTGTTTTGTGAAGTCCACAATCGGCACAGTAATAAGTTTTATCTATTACAATGATTGTTTTTCTATTACAGTTATAGCACACTTTGATTTATGTGTCAATATGACTTATTGTTTTTTCTTGCATTTTATGGTATGCTATCCTGTCGTTGCAGGGGGGTTAGTATATATATACCTAAGCTTATATCCCTGTATCTGCCTTTTATCACTACATTGTTTGGAATATAATTTAGATTGTTTAATACAACTATTGTATTGTTGCTTGGTTCCATTTTCTTTCAACCACTCAGCGTGTATTTGTAATATTTTATTCATCATTGTTTTTATTTATTATATAATAGGCAATGATTGCCCCAACTAGTAGGGCAACCATATTAAATATAAACATACCTAAACCATGATAGAATGTCATGATACTTTTCTACCAAGATTAGCTAGGGCTTTGTGATAAAAGAATATAAAGTGATCACTAGATACATATCTCTCTATCTCTGAATCCCTTGCTTCATTACTTCTAACAGCGTCCATTGTACTATTATCTATTCTGTAGTCTTCATTACCCTTTTTACCAATTCTAATTGCTCTTTTATTATGAGAACTATAATTAGTTAGGGCATTGTACACATCATACAAAGTAGATTTATTCATATCTGTTTCTAAAACATTCTTTAATAAATTATATTTATTATCAGAACCATTAGAAAACTGCTTGAATATACTATCTACCTCGCCATTTGTTAGTAATAAACTATTATACACTTCAAATTTATCCTGCATTTTTTCAAATGTAGTTTCAAGGTGCTGTAGTTTTAAAAAGGAATCGTCAAGATCAAAATGTGTTGTATGTTTCTTGACTGTTTCGCCTAAACTTTCAAATGATTTCATACCATTTTGACAAACTAATCTAAGAAACATTGCCCTTATCTGATATACTATTGATGCATCGTAACTAGATACAACCTCGATACCAAACTTTAGTTTATCATTAGGATTTGCTGTCATTGCATGTGGACTAAATTTACTGCCATCATTAAATAATATTCTTAATTTAAGATAGTTCAGATCTGGGTGTACATTAAATTGTATTGAAGTATTATTTAACGTAATACCATACTTATCTAATGCATCAGATAATCCATTTAGTATTTTATAGTATTTTACTAACTGGTAATTAGACCCATGCAAATGTATTGCACGTTTATTATCTGTATCTACTACAGCCCATGCAGGTTTATTTAATTTAAAAAGAACTGGATCACTAACATAATGTATTTGTTGTAGCTCAACTTCAGTTGTTGCTTTGTCATACATATCTGTGTGATTGTCTTTTAATGTCTTAATTAATGTAGACATATTTATCCTCCGTTGTTGTTAATTAAAAAAAGGATTGGCAGTGTTGGATTTCCGCCTCTCGATTGATTACGATCTAGCCACGCGGGTAGGTTTATTACACTTTTCCCTACTATTATTTTTCCATACCAATCCTAGATCTCTAGCAGGTTGTCCGTGTATCCCTGCTAAAGACCCAACTATGTTGTATCATAATTTTAAATTGAAGTCAAGTTACTTTGTTCAAAGTCCTCAAACTTTTTAGCGTAAAGATTTTTTAATAGGGTTCTTGTAGCTTTTGGAAACTCAACTTTAAATGAATCTGAATCGGCTAAATAGCTGAATTTTAAGCATTTTTTACCTATCAGTAAATATCTTAATCTCTGATTCATAGGCACATTTCTAAACTTGTAGCCCTCTCGAATGTCTAAATCAGTAACTAACATATTATGTTCTGGTGTAGTAGTTCTCTTACCACCTTTTTTGTACAACCTTTTACCAGTTGCACCATCAATTTGAAACTGTCTATCTTTAGTATCAAATCGCATTACTCTTTTCTCGCCAACAATCTCTAACCTTTTTGGTTTTTTATAGAAAAAAGCACGACCTTTTTTAGATTTGTACTTGTCTATTTCTTTATCTATAAAAATATGGAGTTGTTGCTTTGTTATGTTTATGTGTTTCATATGTACTCCTATTATTAATTATTTTCCAACCCATTGAGTGTGTAGCCAAGGTAAACTGTACAGCCTACACTAGACAATGGGTCAGAGATCCAATTGCCAACTAGCAATGCTAGGCGGTATTCGGATACCATGCTTCCCTAGACAATTGGATTTGGTTTGGGGTGGGCAAATTAATAACTAGTATTTCCCACCCCCCTTGATTGTAAGTGTAGTTGCTATTCTCTTGCGAGTAAGCACCTCACAACTATAAAACAAAAAAGGACAGCCACCCTCTCGCGCGACTGCCCTTTAGTTATAACACAATTAATTTATTGTGTCAATCTACATTGATAGGTTCTATATCTGGTTTCTGCAACTCAGTTTGTGGTTCTGGTGGCGAAATTTTAAAAACCATTCGATGTTTTATAAATGTAGCACTATCAGTGTTCCAATTGTTTAGTGCCTCTTTTGCCTTCCTATGCTCATATAATAGCTCGGTTGTAGGTCGGCCATGATTTTCAATCAAAGCTAAACAATTAATAAGTTTTCTTCTATATGTTCGCTTCCATTTTAGTTCATGCGAAGTATCAAGTTTTGGATCTTTTACTTCTTCGTTTAGTTTGGGCTGATTGCCCTCTATATTTTCTAACATATGTTTACTCCTTGTTGAGTATCTATGTTATAACATTAATATTTGTTATTGTCAACTATCTTTTGGATTTCTTCTTTCTTCTCGTCTAGCTTGTGTAGTTCAGAATAGAACGTAGGATTGTCTAGGTATTTTGTTTTAAGTTTAATCATAACTTCATCAAACTTTTTTAATTTTAATTGTATTTGTCTTTTAAGTGTAGTCATAAGGTCAGTATATAAAAAAACCCTGCGTATGTCAATGACACACACAGGGTTTTAATTTTGTATTTATGGGGGTTCCATAATACCTCCGATAGTTTGTTTAATCATTATAATAATAAACTATCGAACAATACCCTGCTTGGTAGGACTTATTGATTTACCTACAAGCTTTCCCGAAGTGTCCAATCCATTTAAGATTAGTCGGTACTTACAACCAGATTGAGTGTCTTAATGCAGTAGCACCTAACCCTCTCAATCTGTGCATTACAACCACTTAATTGTTGTTCTGCCACAAAGCCAAATAAATTTGCAATATTTATTTGTTGAGTATGTTATTAATATATCAAATAATTTTTTTTATGTCAAGTCAATACAAATAAAAAACCCCCAATATGTCAAGCACAAAGGGGGTTTCCTTTTAACTAGAGGGAGTTAAAATTCTTTTAATTAAAATTCATTTAAATAAGATAGTCTCCACATTTTAATAAAATAAACGTCATCAAGTAGCATATTAACTCCTATTTTTTTAATTGTTCAAGAAGAACTTTTACTTTATGATCTACAATAAAATTATGATGACTTATTTTAAGATCATCAAGAGTAGGGCTTGGAGTTTGTTTCTTGCTCTCATACATTTTTGATTTGTTAGCAGTATGGACTTCTTGCTGTACTCTTTCCATTGTTTCTTTGTCGGTCATATTTTCTCCTTTGTTTTTTTGACACCCTCGAAGCTTGTCATCGCTCCGAGGTAGATTATAGCCCTTTCACGCTGCGTCATTTACATATACATACTACAATAAAAAACCCCCTGCGTCAAGCTGACACAAGGGGTTTCAATGATGATCTATCATTTTCTTTTCCTTTACATTCAATTAAAACTAGCAATCAATAACAAAACTATTGTAGCCCAAAAGAATGTAGCCAATGTAGTTTGCATAAAACTTTCTCCTTTCTCATATAAGAAAATCTTATGCCTTTTATTTCTTTGTGTCAAGCGAATGTTTGGATATATAGGGCTAGTAAATAGCCCCATATAATAAGATTAATTGAACCTAATATATAAATCATTTTTTTATTTTTAAAAATCTTAATAATCTACATATTTTACAATAGCATAACCAATCATATTTGTAGTATCTAGGGTTATACATATTTAATATATGCTTTAATGATTTAATCATTTTTTATTATCCATTTTAGAGTTGCTGTTGTAGGATCAAAATTATCAAATTTATAATTACTACAATTAGTTAGTAATAAAATTATTGTAATTAAAATTATTTTTTTCATTTGATTAACTCTTTTATTGATTTATATTTTTTAATTAATGGTTTTAAGTTTTTTGGTTCATATCTTTTTAATATATTGCTTTCAGATATTGCAAAAATTAAAAGCCCATTTAGATTTGAATTGATTTCTTTTAAAATACTGATCAATTCATTTAGTTGTTTTTCATTAGTCATAAATAACCTTTGTTAAATTGTTTATATTCTTAATAATACAACTTATAAGAGTGTGTGTCAATTATGCAACACTATTATGGCACAAATGCTACACTTTAGAATAATTCTAATTAGCAATTAGGTGCGACATAAATATACATTTTTACAAATGTAAAAAATTTTAATTGATTTAATTGAATTGAATTGACTTAAATTTAAAAAAAATGCTATAAGCAGTAATGATTAATTTTAAAAATATAAATAAATTATATTGGGTTAATCATATTAATAATAAGGCGGTTAAAATGAGTAAAGAAAAAGCAAAAATAGTTGATAGTTCTAAACAGGAACAATTAACTATGATAGACAACATTGTAATTGGAACAAGTGAATTAGGTAATAAAAGAATTGTTCTAACTACTATGATTATAAACAGTGTTAAATCTGGTAAAGTAATTTTAAAATATAAAGATAAAATTACAGGGCTAGAAAGAACATTTAAAGGTCTTAACAAAATAACGAATGCTGATGTAAGGGGCTTTGTTAATTGTTATAAAGAATGGTTGGGGGTTGATGCTGACCCAACATGGGATAGTAAAACTGATACAGGTAAAGAAAGATTAAGAATTTTAAAAGATTCTTTTTGGGTTGCTTTACCAATGATCAAAGTTGGTGCTTTGCAAAAAAATAAATCTGGTAAAGAATTCACAGGCAATAAAAATAGTGAGGTCTTTGTAGATGGGGAATTTGCAAAAAATTATAGTCCTAACCCAATGCACTCAAAAGAGAGTGATCAAGTTACTATGAAATTTAGTGAATTGAAAAAAGCATCTCAAAATTATTTAAATGATAAGTCAACGGATTTAAGTAGTGATGAGTTAGCAAGTAAAGACAATTCATTTGTATCAAGCATTAAAAAATTAACTAGAACAATTAATGCTAGTAAAGATGAGTTAGTCTTAAAAGATCAGCAAGCAGGGACAGAACAAGCAATCAAACATCTTGAAACTGCTTGTGTTAATTGGACAATAGAATTTAACAAAGTTAGACAATCCAATATGACACCCGAACAAGTCGCAAGATTAAGTCAGAAAAAAACTGCTTAACAATATTTAAACTAAAACTTAAAGACCCCCCTCGTAATACAGGGGGGTTTTTTTTTGCGTGTCTTAAAAATAATTTATGGTTTCCAAGTTAGTCCATAGCTACAAAAATTTAACCTACCTCAAACCCCCTCAAGTGTTACCCAGATTTTATTAAGGGGATTTTTTGGCTACACCCCAGAAATTTTTTGATTGACCTTTGACATCTTGTAAAAATAAACAAGGTTTGACCTAGTGCATACGCAGGGGGCATAGGGGGTATGTATATACCATATATACCCAGTTACCAGAAAATCCACAGTATCCCTGTAAACCACCTAGTGGCCATATTTTAGGGTATAATATTCTGACAATATTCTTGTTAAAACTACTTAAGTATCCCCTAGGGGGTTGTACAAATAGGTATACTATGGGTGTATAGGCTCCCCTGGGGGTCCTATAAATATTATACACCCCTTTTCCAATTTTGTCTAGTACAATAATGTCGCAGGTGTAATTATTTTAAAAAAATACTTGACAAAATTGTATATAAGCACTATAATAGGTGGTATATATTATTCAAAGGACACACATACACGCACATAACATTAAGTTAACAAGGGTCATCACGGATAATATACAAATTATGCTAGATCTAGACATAAAAAAAGCAAATAAACTTCCTTTTAAGGAAATAATGGAGATAATAAACGCAAATCATGGATTCTTCTATAACGAAAACTCAAAAAAGAAACTTAACAGACATGCAAGAAAAGTTTCTAGACGTATTATTCGGAGAAGCAAGAGGAAATCCAAGAGAAGCGGCTAGAATAGCTGGGTATTCTGACCACAGCTACCCTAAAGTCGTGCGAAATCTTAAAAAAGAAATTACAGAATTAGCAGAAACCCACTTATCTACACATTCTGCCAAAGCAGCTACTCGGTTAACAGACCTACTAGACGAAGACGGGACCACACCACACTCTAACATTCGTCTAGCAGCTGCTAACTCAGTATTAGATAGAGTTGGGTTAGGCAAAAAAGATTCACTTGATATAAATATGAAAGCTATGCATGGAATATTTATACTACCAGCAAAAGATGGAACCAATAAAGATCAAAAGAAGAGCTAGAACGATTCCATTTGGTTTTAAACAAGCACAGGATCCAAATTATTTAGAACCTGTGAAAGAAGAATTAGATGCTCTTAAGCAAGCAAAAGAATATTCAAAGACTTGTTCGTTAAGAGAAACGGCTCAATGGCTACATAGAAAAACAGGAAGATACATATCACATGTCGGACTTAGAAAAAGACTCGCAAGAAAT